CTTTTTGATCTTCACTTATATATTTTGCAGAACCAATTGTATTAATTAACTCTCGTTTTTCTTTTTCAATGTAAAATTCTCTAATTGAAGACATTTTTTTTACCTATTTTGCGTTACTGAATGCAAAATCCAAGATTTTTAAAAAAGATTTTGTGTCTTTGTTCATGTTATCTTGCATTTTTTTCTTCTTAGAACTATTTAGTGTGTCAAAGGTTTTCAGAATAGTTTTTGCGGATTCGGGGTCAATTGGAACCGATGTACCACTTTTAAACTTAATATCCGATTCTTTTTTCTTTTTTACAACAGATCTCAATTGGTCTACAACATCTTCTTTCAAAGGTTTTTCTGACCGAATTGCCTCTTCGACTTTTTTCTCTTTAACAGGAAAACCTATTGATTTTCTAAACTCTTTGTATGTTTTCATTTATCTACTTGGGCCACCATCTGCAATTTTGGAATATGTTCCATTTGTTACATTTGCCAATAAAAATTGATCCGATTCTTTATGAATAACGGTTAATGTAGCTGCAGGCAAAGTAACAGAACCTTGAACTGTTCCATTGGTTCCTCCTTCAGTTCCATCACTTTTAACTACTGAAATAATTGTAATCGCTGATGCGTAAACCTCAACCGCCGTTGCTTTACCCAATCCCAAATTTGTAGCAGTTGTGGCAGTCTTTGCGGCTAATAGTTTCATTGTGTCTCCGTTGTTTCTGGTTCTGGTTCAGCCTGAATCTCTACTTCTGGTTCTTCAACTGAAATTTCTTCTTTGTCCGAAAACATTCTGGCAGAAACTTCTCGTTTTCTGGTTTCCAATCCATCTATTACTTTACTTGTAATTATCTGATCAAATGCATCGTGAACCTGTGTAGGACTACTTTTCATCGAATAATCTATAATATCTACTGTTTTAAAATTTTGTTCTGCCATTTTTATCTCCAAAAATTATCTATTAATATTTATAAACTTTTAAAGGTGTAACCCTCTAATATTCTTCTCCACCTTCTTCTTCGCCTCCACCCTCTTCTTCTGCTTCTTTTGCAATCAATTCATCTTGTTTCTCAACTTCTGCCGCCGTTTGTCTGAGAATATTCGCTCGGAACCACTCTTTAGAATAATACTTTCCAACATATTCTTCTGAGTTTCTTGCAAGGTCTAAACGTTGAGACATAGTTTCTTGATGTTTAAATTCTGAATAGTAATGATCCTTTTCAAACCTGTAATGAACCTTGTCTCTGATCTTGGCCCATTCTGCAGCTGTCATGATATTTTTCAGAATTAACTGTCTTTCCATTATTTCATCAAATAAAATTGAGAATCTTGTCTGTAACTTTTTGATAAATTTACTGAAAAGCAATTCATCTCTTGTAATTTCACTTTCTCTTCCCAAAGAGAATCCCGACTCCGCTTCAAGTCGTGAGACAGGAACATGCATTGCTTTGTATAATTTTCGTTGAAAGTACTCTACATCTTCCAATTGACCAAGATTTTCTCCGCCAGGAAGTGTAGTTATTTCTGTTCCCCGGCCACCTTCTCTACGAGGCAACCAATAGTCTTCTAACATTGATTGGTGTCTGCGATCATCTTTGACCTCACCAGAATCCGAATCGTAAACCAATCGGTTCTTGTAACGTGTCATAATGTCACGAATATATTGTTCAGCCTTGAGTTTTGGTAGGTTTCCGACATCGATATAGAAAATTCTGCGTTCTGGTGCTCGTGATATACGATAGATAACAATCGCATCTTCTACCATTCGGAGTTGATTTAGTGGTTTGATTGCCTTATGAAGATAAGACATTACTGCATTTTTTTGAGGGTTCAACAAACCAGAAGTAGAATATGCAATACTATCACCTGAAATTATAATACCAGAAGAAGATCGTTTATCCAATCCAGCCTCATTGTAAGTATATGTAGGAACTATATTTACTTTTGCTTTTCTAGGATCAACTGTTTTTTCTACTTTAACATTTTTAACTTTTTTAACTTTTGTAGCATCCAAACTTCGGAGTTCTACAATACCACGTTTTGGATCATTTTCATCTATCATAATGTGATAATACAATCTTCCTTCAATGTACCATCTGCGAAAAATATCATGACCATAATTGTTAAAGTTTAGAAGATCCAATACAGTATCGAATTCTGTACGAACTTTTTTCTTAATACCATCTGTGAGATCTGTTTTGTCGAGAACAACTGATACTGAAGGAAGGACATCATCAGCAACAATGGCTTCATTTATAACATTATCAATTGCAATCTCACAATCAGACATTTGTGACATATCACGATATTTAAGAATAAGTTCTACCTCATTCTTATATTGTCCATCCATATCGAGAGAGTAACCAGCTGCGCCCGCTCCCGATACCATCATGGAACCATCATCACTTTCTGGAAGTGTGAACGCAGGAACATTAGCGCTTGCTAAGTCCTGACTCTTTCTCTCAATTTTGAAACCAAATATTTCAAATGCCATAATTATTTTCTCCTATTGTTATTAATATATTATCCAGAATCTTCATCCGAAATAAAATCTTCATCACCGAATAACTCTTCATTTCCTGAGTAACCAGCAAAGTTCCCGACTGTCCAACTATCATACACCCAAGTACAAGTAAACTCTTCTATTTCTGATGCAGTTGCCCAATCAAGATTGATTGCTGACAATGCAGACGGCCAAGCACCAATAAATGAATAGGTTTGTGATAATTTTCCAGCTTTACTAAATTGTTTAACTTTCAACGTAGATTTATACTTAGCTACATCGCCTTCGGAAGTATTAAATACTTTCTTATTTCTTGTATTTAGTTTGTGATTTGAGATACTGTCCATCCATTTTTCAAGTGTTTTTCTAATACCAAAATCTTCATCATTAATAATGGTTGTATCCCATGTATCGAAAGTACGATCACCGGCCACATGTATCGCTTTGCCATGATAAAAAACATCATATGACCCGACTGTACTTGCAGGAATGGTTGTTGCTTTGACTAAAAATTCAGATTTGGTTGGGGGAGTTGGTATTCCACTAGGATACTGAAAATCCACCTTGAACAGAGAGGGACGAGCGCCCCCCTGTTGTAAATTTGATTTGAATTCTGTTACTGAGAATGCCATTCATTATTATTTTTTAAATTAGATTGATTAGGATGCAGAAACTACTGAACCATGTGTCCAATGATCATACGCAAAAGTAACAGTATATTCCTGAATTGCATCACTAGACCAATCTACAGGAATTCCAGCTATTTCTGTGGGCCAGAGATAATGAAATTTGTATGTTTGCATTGGCTGTCCAGTAGTACTTAATTGTGTTACTGTTGCATCTCCATCTTTAAAACCCGATGTTCCAGTAAGTTGTTCTCCAAATATAGAGTTTCTTGTTCCTTCAAGCCTTCCACCCAGTTTTCTCATCCAATACATCATTTTATTTCTAATTCCAAAATCTTCATCGTTGATAACTGTAACTGTCCAGTTATCATATGTTCTAAAACCATTCCACTTATATGCTCTTCCTGCATAATTTACTGCAAGAGGTGCAATATTTGCAGGAGGAATTGATGCAGCCTTGCAAAGAATATTCTCTTCACCAGTAAATGATTGAAGTGAACTTTTACCATTTATATCTATTTGATACAAAGCGGGACGAGCCCCACCACTTTGTTTCCCCATACTAGATTTGAAAGTTGAAACTGCGAATGCCATTGTTTTATATCCTATCCTTGTGTGGAATTAGTAGTAACGGTGCCACCCGACATCGTATAATAATTATATGCCCAAGTAACATCAAATTGTTCTATATCACTTGCAGTATCATAACTTAGTGCAATTTCAGAAATCGCTGTTGGCCAAATATCTACAAACTCATAGACCATAGTTTCCTCACCATCTTTTTGATAATGAGTTAATTCTGCCGTTCCAGTTCCAAAATTAACATCCGCCACTCCTTCATTAGAAATAGTACCATTAATAACTTCCATCCATTTTTCAATTTCATTTCTAACATTAAATTTTTCAGTATTAATGATGGTTGTGGTTAAATCAGCAAATACTAAATCGCCAGGAATTTTTACAGTCCTACCAAAATATTGTCTTTCTATGGGAGTAAGCGTCAATGGTGGAATTTCGGATACATTACAATACAAGTGTACATCCGAAAGAGTAGCACTAACACCAGTTGGAGCCGCACTTACCGTAAATTCAAATAAACTTGGACGGGCGCCCCCATATTCGAGCGCCGATGTAAAGGATGTTAGTCCTGTTGTTTGAGCTGCCATTTTTTTATTTTCTCCAAATTAAACTTATTTTAATTATTTATGTCCAAAATATTAAACAGCACCAACGATTTCAGAAAATTCCACACCACTTCTAACTGCAACAAAGTTGAGTTGGATAAAGTTGATAGCACGTGAAGGTTTGACAAAAATGTCTCCCCTAAACGAATTAGAATCTACAACTTGTGGTGTATTATTCGAAGCGTCACAAACAACTGCAAAATCTTGAATTCCACCTCTTCCTTGAATATCACGCAAGAAAGGTTCAACCATCGAAACGAATTGTGAACGTGTAAATTCATCGTTGAATTCAAACAACTGGAATCGAGCTGCATTTGCAATTGCTTTTTCCAGAAGGATGAACAACCTTCGTACATTGATTCGATCAAATGCAGATGGTTTTGTCAGTTGTGTTTTGTCACCAAAGAGGACTGTGCCTTCGCCTGGGAACGAAACAACTGGATTAACCTGTGATTGATACAACTTATCACGTTCCGCTTTCTTCGGATTATAAGGAAGTTTTACAACACCCTTAATCTGACCCCTAGTAAATCCGCCAGGAGAGAAGAAAGGATCACGTACTTGATCAGTTTGAGCACAAAGTCCGGCAGTATCTCCGTTCAGAGGAACATAACGGAATTTGTCGTTATGTTTGTCGAACATTTGTTTCCAACCAGAGTCCATAACTGCGTAAGAGGAATTCTGATTAACAGTATCACGATATCCAGTTACATTAGTAGTTGCAGTTGAAGAATTTGTAACTGCTACAACATCTGATTTTTCTGGTGAAAAGAATGCAACACAATCTTTACGTGATTCTGCAATTTGTCCAATACAATGACGGACAACAGTTGAACCATGTGAACCTGTCATTAACAGAGAAACATCAACATCTTCTGCTGATTTCATGAAATCATATGCACGAATAACATCTGCATCACTTGGTGCAGAACCGGCTGTTCCACCTCCCAAACTTACAGTTTGAGGTTTACCAGGCATATAAAATTCATCTGCTTGTTGTGTTCCACCAGCATCAGCAGTTGCACCCCATGCACGAAGCGTCTTAGATCCAGTAGCAGCAGGAGTTGTATAATCTCCACTTGTTGCTTCGCTGTCAACAATTGGACGCTGTAACCACCACAAAAATTTGGATTTTGCATTGATCCAATTTTTGTAGTAA